AGGCGGTGCGTGACCTCGGGCCGCCGGCACCAGTCGCGATACGCTTCGACCAGCGCGGCGGCGTATTCGCTGTCGATCGTGCCGTCGAGGCGGCGCGGCTGCGGCTCGATGCCGATGCCGGCGGCGCCCACGATGTTGTTGACCAGCGTGCGCAGCGCGCCGCGCGCGAGGTCGTGATTGCGCGCCAGGTGGCGCACCTGCGCCCGCACCGCGGCGGCGCCCAGCTGCACCACTTCATTCTGCGACCCGCGCTCGCGCCGGAACTTGCGCATGCGCGAATGCTCGGCCGCTTCGTACTGCGCGAGCACCGATCGCGCCGCGCGCCGACGCAGCGCGGCATGCGGCGCAAAATAGCCGACGAGGCGGTCGATGACGTTCATGCGCCCTCGCCCGATAGATCGGCCACGGCGTAGTTGAGGCCGGCACCGCCGGCGGCGCGGGCCTGCTCGCGCGAGACTTGCGCCTGCAGCAGGTCGATTTGCTTGCGCACCGCGTCGAGCTCGGCCATGCGGTGCGTGCGATCCCCGCGCCGCGACTCCTGCGTCTGCAGGATGGCTGCCTCGGCGGCAAGGTAGGCGGCAAGGCGGGTTTGAGCGACTGAGGGCATAGGACTCGGAGCACGGCAAGAGGCGGACGCGACGAAAGTACGCGCGCGCGTGTCGCAGCGTTACTGCGCGGTGCGACAGTTTCGGCTCATGAATTCAGAGCTTCTTCAGGTCGTGGGCGAACGTACTCATTTTTTGACCTCGGGCTTGTAGCCCATGCGCATGTAGAACTGCTCGCGCAGTTCGTCGACGTCGGGGACGGCTACGAAGTACACATGGCACTTGTTGATGTCGACGTTCTTGGCGGTGAGGTGCTTCAGCGTCGCCTGCTGGTGGTGGACCAGCTGCGCGGCGTATGCCGCCGCGAACTCGCCCTCGTGGAACCCCACGGGCTGCCTCGGCTGTACCGGAGAGAGCTTGCCGAACAGGCCCTTCATTCCTCATTTCTGCGGAGGATGCGGTAGATGGTCGAGCGGCTTTTTCCATAGCGCCGCGCGAGCATCTGGACGTTTCGCCCGTTGTACTCGGCGCGCACGCGCGCGGCGACATCGTCGCGGGTGAGGTAGTCGAGCGTGTGCAGGTGGTAGGACGTGCCGCCGTGCCCGAGCTCGGCGGCGCCGATCACCAGCGCGTCGGCGAGGATCTCGGCCATGCCGGCCGGCAGGCCGAGGCTGCGCCGTAGCACATCGGTAAAGACCTCGGCCAGGGTGGTGTGCTGCGCGGCGTGCGGGGCGGGGACGGTCATAGACGGGCGCTCCAGTCGGATTTTGTGGGCAAGCCGAGCGCCATCTCGGGGGCGGGCTTGCGGGCGGGGATGAGGGGGGAGTCGGCGGGCGCCTCGAGCGGCGGACTTGCAGGCGCGGCAGTCGGCGCGCTCCCCCGCTCCAGCTTTTTCCCCGACAACCTGCAGGCCGCCAGCGCGTAGTTGAGGCAGTCCAGCGTCTCGTTGCGCGGGCGGGTCTGCACCCATTCCTGCACCGGGCGCGTGCCGCGGAACTTGGTCACCAGCTTCTCGGCGGCGAGCTGCGAGAAATACTCGTCATCGAACGCGGGCTGGCGTGGAAAGTGGATGTAGCCGGGGCCGGGCTGCATCTGCTTGAGTCGGGCGTAGAGCAGTGCCTTGCCCTGGTCGACACCGAGCGGCTCGGGCCGCACGCCGGTCTTGCGCTTGCGCCGAAGACGCAAGCGCCGCACCTTCTCGTCTTCGACCAGCGGACGCCCGGTGCCGGGAAAACCCTTGATCGCCATGCACCAGCGCCGGCGCGCGACGAACTCGTACACCATCGTGGTGTTGTAGCCGGAGTCGATGCAGGCGAAGTCTATCGCCTGCGGAAACTCGCCCTGCCCTTCGAGCAGCACGGCGAGGTCGTCCCACACCTCGGGGCGGGCGGTGTCGCCGGGCAGGATCACGTGCTCAAGCAGCCACGCCTCCTCGCCTTCGCCCCACGCGACGATGCTCACCTCGAGGCGGTCTTTCTGCACGTCCACCCCGGCGGTGATCAGGGCGTACAGCGGGCGGCCGTCGTCGGTGAGCGTGTCGAGGGTGTATTCCTCCAGCCGGCTGATGAGGCTGATCTCTTCGATGCTGTCGCCCTGCTCGCGCCACACCTCGCCGAGGTCGGTATTGACGAAGCCCTTGAGCGCGGCGGTGTCGCCCTGGCTGTTGATCCACCTCTGCGCGATCGCGCGCCAGTCGAGGCCCAGGCCGGTGGGCGCGTACAGGGCGTTGAGGTGGTAGCCGTGCGCCAGCTTGACGCCGGGGCGCTGCGCCACCCATCGCCCGCGCGCGAGCATGTCGGCCTTGTGGCCTTCGCTGATCTCGGCGCCGCAGTGCTTGCACACGTACCAGGCGTCCACCACCTGCGGCAGGTGGTGCGGGTCGTCCTCGGGTGGGGGCGCGGTGCGCCACTTGAGGCCGTGGCGCCAGGCCTTGCCGCCGAACTCCAGGTGCTGGAACTCGTCGCAGTGCGGGCACGGCACGTAGTAGCGGCGCATGTCGGTGCGGCGGTACTCGATGTCGATGCGGCTTTGCCCTTCCAGCGTGGGCGTGCTCACGAGGTAAGTTTTCGCGCGGCTGAAGGTGCGCTGGCGGTTTTCGATCAGCGTCATCGGATCGCCTTCGCCGCCGACGTCCCACGGGAAGGCGTCGACCTCGTCACAGATCACATACGGCACGTGGTCCGATCGCAGGCTGTCCGGGCTGTTGGCGCCGGCCTTGATGATGCGGGCGCGAGCGCCGTATTCGAGCAGGTCGCCGCGGTTGGCCTTGTTGCGGCTGGCAGTCGTGACGAGATTGGCGAGCGCTTCGCTTTCGTCGATCATCTTCGCCAGGCGCGGGTTGAACGAGCGGTCGCGCAGCTCGAGCGTCGGCACCACCACCAGCAGATCCTTGTTCTGCAGGTGGTGCATGACGTAGCCGAGCCAGTTGTACATCGCCTCGGTACCGCCCACGCCCGAACTCTTGATGAAGACCACCTTACGCACGGGCGAGTGCTCGGAGAGGTCGTCCATGATGTCGCGCAGGTAGGGGGTGAGCGCCGTGCGCCATGGGCCGGGGGCGTTGGTGCCGGTGCGGATGACGCGGTAGCGGTCGGCGTGCTGGCTGACGGTGAGCAGGTCGCGCGGCTTGGCGCCGCGGGCGATGCGCTCGCCGAGCATCGGCAGGCGGGTGGTGGCGGCCTGGACGGATTCGCCGAGCTCGCGCAGCACGTCGTGGGCCACGTCCGACATGAGGTAGTGCACGCGGGTCTCGTCGTGCTCGTCGTCGATCGCCGACAGCCAGCGGCCGACCAGCGCGTCGAGCGTCTGCAGCAGCACCGCGCGGGCGGCCACCGCATCGGCGCGCACGTCGTCAAGCGCGCAGGTGTCGGCGAGCAGCTTCTCGAAGTCCGCCTTTGCTTGTGCGGCGCGCAGGCGTTCGCGCTCGGCTTGCAGGTCGGCGAGAGAGGCCATGTGCGCTTATCCGATGCGGTTCAGGCGGATGCACGGCACCTCGGATAGCCCAAGCTGGCGCGCAGCCATCACGCGGCCGTGGCCGGCGATGATGCCGCCCTCGCCGTCGATCAGCACCGGGTTGGTAAAGCCGAACTCGCGGATGCTGGCGGCGACCTGGGCGATTTGCTCGGGGCTGTGGGTGCGGCTGTTGCGGGCGTAGGGGACGAGGGCGTCGAGGGGGAGGTGTTCGATTTGCGGTTTCATGCCTTGGGTTCCTGTTTGCGCTGCCACCACAAATCGGCGAGGCGGCTTTCTGCTGCGTCGGATAGCACAGGGGTGACGCCCTGGAGGTTTTCGGGCCGCGGCGCGTCGGCCGGGCGCAGGCGGGCGCCGCGCAGGCCGTCGATCATGCCGGCTTGGTAGAGCGCGGCAGCGAAGGCGCCTAGGTCGGGGTGTTCGCGCAGTGCGGCGTTGAATTCGCCGACGTTGCCTTCGTGGCAGAAGAGCTCGGTCATGCGTCACCTCGCTGGCTGGCACTGCGCAGGCGGCGCAGCGCGCGGGGGAATTCGGCGCGCAGGGCGCGGCG